TAGTATAGGTGTCCATCTACCTTTATTTCTTAATGCAAGTTCTTCATTCCAAATATGCACTGTTTCAAATCTATCGTCCATTTGAACATAACTTCCGTATAATTCTTGAAATAACTGGAAGCTAACATCAGCTAATGGCAAATGCAGCTTAGTGTTTTCTAAAGCCTTTTTCCATCCCTCCATAAATCCAAGTTCCATAGCTATTTTAAAATCCTCATTTTTAATAGCGTTTTTTTCTTCCCATTTTGCCATATACTCGTACATTATATCAGGCTTTTTTTTGTTATCCATATCAATTAAGTTAGTTTATAAATTGCATCAGCCATTAGCTGCAAAACGTTAGCGGCAACCCTATGACGGCTCACCGTAAACTGATTTGTAGTATTCAATTTCAGTTTCTCCATTTTCTTCTTCGGCTGAATTTTGACCAGCTAAATGAGCAGATTGAATTTGCTCTCGTTCCTTTCTTTTTGCAAATTCTACAAGTTCTTTATATCTATCCCAAAATTTAGATGGAACAGATATGCAATCGTTTTTTGATAGTTCGTCCATTAAGTATTGGACTGCTGTTCTTTTTGACATTTTATTCTGATTTGTGAAGCAAGGGCAGCCGCTAACAAGGTATTAGCAATATGGCGGCTGACGTGCTTCGGTTAAACATTTTTACTTTACTCAACTGTGGTTCTTCGTATCGGCTGTGGTGCTTAAATCCGCCACATCGCTAATACCCGAACCGTTATGTGCCATTAAACGACAACCTTCAACACTAATTGGTCTTTGCAAAAGCTATCAAATTCTAATTTTGGTACTTCACCAGTAAATACTATATCAATTTCGCCTTCTGTTGTATCAATAAACAAATGGTTTTTTACTTGTTTAAAAGAATCGTATGTATATTTGTTCATAAAGTTTATAATCATACAATCAGTTATTTTATCCCATTTGTTTGAGTAACCTTCTGAAAATAGAATTTGATTACCGCTTTTAATTTTTGCTTTCATTTTACTAAAATTAAAGGCACATAACAAGGTATATATGTTATACGCCAATGAAGTGTTATACTTAATTTTAAGTTTTGTGGTCAGGCGTACAACACATATACCCAACCGTTAGCACCAATTTTAAAGATGCCGTTCATAAGCTCGTTTTAGTTGACGTTTTAAATCTTCAATTTCGACAAGTAAATCTTGGTTTAAATCTTTGATAATTTCGTCTTTGTGATTTTCGTAAATAGCTTTTCTTATTCTGTCAAAATCGTGCTTGCCGTACTTTGTTCTATTATTATAATTACATAACCCTTCTAATAGTTTCGTTCTGTAATTAGTCCAATGGTCACTTTCAACTTCATTGAGAATATCGCAATAAAAGTCATTTGTAATATCTTTCATTACTTCAACTGTCTTTTCTTTAAGTTTTTGTTCAAACTTAATCATAAGGTCTTGTGCTTCTTGTTTTCCTTGTTCCGTTAATTCAGGAAATAAAGTATATTCGTTTTGATTTTCCATAATAAAAACTGGTGCTAACATTGGTTTTACGCAAGTGGGGGTTAGCGTTTAACCCAGCTTACGTGCTTTTAATAATATTTTGTACAGGTTGATAGTTTTGTGCTATTTAGTCCCACCTGCGTAAAGCCAAATAACGTTACCTGCAAGCGTAGAACTCGTCTTTATTCCCACATTTCGGACAGACAAGTAACCACGCATCATTTACAACAGGTGTTTTATCCGCACTTTCGCTGTGTGTTCCAATCCATCCACATTTACAACATTCCCACTTAGCATTTGCATCAACCTGTGAAACGCCAGCAGGTAACACATTATTTGCGTCAGTGGGGTTTTCGTTTTTCAAATCATCGTTTTGCATTTTATTAAAGTTTAGTTTTTCAAATATACGTTAGTTGTTTAAATCCCAACCGAACGCAAATACTCGTCCGTTAGGCATTAACCAGTTTATCAAACGCATACTTATTAAGGTCGTCCATTGCTTTACGATAGTTCTTTTTAAGTAGCTTGTAATGATCATCGTTTTGTAACGGCAAGTCGTTGGGTAATATCTTAACGGAGTGTTTTATTTCCGTTAAGACATTTGCTTGTAATAACTTTTTATAGTCATCTTCGCTTATTGTTAGAATAGCTTTGCTCATTGCTTAAAAAAGTTTTATTTTATCAGTTAAATATTTCTTAATAATTTCTTTTTGTTCGTCTGTTAAGTTAGATATGTCTAATTGAATACCATTAATTATTTGACCTACATAGGTCCAACGTTTTTTCATTTCAACACTATTTATTTCTTCTATTACATGTGAAATCTCTACGTTAACATTTACATATTTTTCAACTTTAACTTCTATTTCTAATGTAGCCATGTTATATATAATCTTGCAAAATGTTTAATTGTTCAGTTGATAGGTCGAATGCATCAATCATTTTTTGAATACCACTTTTATCGCCAGCTTTTATTTTATCAATTCCTTTTGTAAATAAAGCGTCGTTGCATTTTGGTTTACCTAGCGGAATTTGCTGTTGTGGAACTTGGTGCGCTTCCGAATGCGTTGTATCCGCATCGTCTATTTTACCAGTTGGTATTAAGAACGTATAAAGCAATGTATATTTTAATGCGTATGTAGTTGCTTTTCCTGCACTTTTGTCTTGACTATCAACACCATGACCATAACCGCTCAATTCAATATACTGACCGCTTTCGTGCATCAATAAATATTTTGTTTTTACTTCAGTAAACACAGATTGTTTTTGTTTAGGAACTCCGTTATAAACTTCCTCCCACCTATCAATTTGCGTTTTAGCTTCGGTATCTGTTGGAATAATGCAAAGTTTGTTTCTTGTCATTGCTTCGCCTATAATCTTTTTAACTTCCTTGTCGGGAACGCCCTTATAAGACATTGCGCCGCTTCCAACAGTCATTGTTTTATCAATTCCTTTTACTTCACTCATAACTGCTATAATAGCTTTTATAAGTAATGTTTTGTCGTTTGATTGATTTTCCATAAGTTTGAATGTTTTTTGATTTTCATAATGTTTCGAGGGAGTGGCACTATTGTCGCTCCTTTGTTTTTATTGTACTTTAGTAATTTTCCACGCTTCAATTGTGTTAAAGTACTTCGTTTCGCCTTGTGGACTTTGCCACTCACGACCTTTTAAATTATAAGCTACTATTACTTTAGTGCCAGCGTAAATGTTATCCAATAAAGAACATTTATCGTTTACTAATTGCATTAAAATAGGTTGTGGATATTGCCCATCTAATTCTAATATAAACTCTTTTTTCTTAAACTTGTCGCTAACTTGTTGAGTAGCTTCGATTACTTTAATTGTACCTGTTACTTCCATTTAATTTATTGTTTATAGTTAATAATACGCCCATCATGATAGGCAGTTGATTGTATTCTAATTGTTTGTTTCTCCTTAACCTCAGCTTTTTTAGCGAAGATGTTTTCTAATAATTTCCAAAAGCTATCCATTAGTTATCGTTATCAATGTCGTTAGTGTTTCTGTAAATTCTTTCAAGTCCGTAGTACTCATTAATAGCATCTATTGTTGTTGTAGAACCTTTGCCTGTTTTAATGCAACGCCCAACAGCATCGTTGCTAATATTATACTTCTTTTCTATCTTTAGTTTATCGCCCCATTCAAGCATGGCTTTCCATCTTAATCGGCGTTTTTCTGTTACTTGTGGCATCGTATTTATTTTTTAAATTTTAATAATTTCGCTCTCTTATACAAATCATTTATACAACACATAATAAAATCAATATGTTCTGCTTCTAAAAAGCATGCGCTTATTTGCTCACTAATAAAAACATCTTCTTTTTTATAAAAAATTGTAAATATTTCTTTATCTTTTAGAAGATTAGCTTTATCTATGCTTTCTGTTTCAGAATAGTTAAGATTGTAATCCGTCAAGTATACGTTGTCATATATTGTTTCCCAAAACGAACAATTTGTTACAAAACTAACTCCAAATGTTTTGTCAGTTTTATTTAAAAATAATTTATCGCTAAAATCTGATATATTAAACTCTTTTTTCATATCGTATTTATTTTTTACAAACATACAAATTTATATGTTTAGTTTAGCTTTTATTTAGTAAAGTTATTAACAATTAGTTTTTAAACACTTCTTCTATTTTGTTTATTTCCTCTTGTGAAAACCCTGTAAATGTTATGAATTTACCTAACTTGCTATCTACAATTATGGTTTGGTCATTTGTACCAATCGAGTTGTTAGCAACGCTCTTAATACATCTATTAAGTATGTATTCTATTTGTTTGGATTTTGATTTATCTGTATCTATTAAATTTTGTATAGCTTTAGTTGCGTGTAATACCGTTGCATGGTCTTTTTTTCTTCCGTTTTTACCCTCAAAATAAGTACCTATTGTTGCCAGTGAATAAGATGTTATTTTTTTAGCTATAAACATTATAACTTGGCGTGGTTCTGCATACTCTCTTATTCTGCTTGGAGAAAGTATTTTACTTTTATCAATGTCGTAATAAGTTGATACTTCGTTAACAATCATAGCCATTGTTTTAGCTTGATTTGAGTTCGTAAATGTGTTTTCTTTTATCATATTACAATAATTTAATTAATTTATAACGTGTTTCAAAAAACCAATCTATAAATTCTTTGTCGTAGTCGTAGAAATTCCAATCGTGTAATACTTGATCGGTAGCGCCGATTATAAAAGCATGGCTTAAATGTAAATCTGCTGGCTCATAGTACTTAATGAACTCTCTATCTGTTCTCGTTCCATTGCCATCGCATTTGATATAATCGGCATCGGACATTGTTTTCTTACGATTAAAGAACTCAGGATTTTTAGCAATGATTGCATTTAGCTTTTCGTTTGTAGTTTGCTCTTTTAACTTCAAAGTATTCTTTTCAGTTCTATTTAATTTACTATGCCAAGATGGACGAACTTTTTTAGCGTGGTTCTCTTCCCAAATTTTAGCTTGTGCTATTCTGTATTGCTCTTTTTTCTCTAACTCAATCCATTTGTTAGTTAATGGCATTGCTTTTGGTCTGTAACCGACAAGCCATTTTAAGGCTTCGTAAAAATTTAGTGTTAGTGTTTTCATAATTATCGTTTTAAAATTGTTTCTGAAAATTCTGTAACAGCTTCTTGTTTAGATTTTAATACTAACATATCAGTTAGCAAGTCTATCATTTTAGCTTTGTCTTTGTTACTCAAAGTAGTGCTTATAGCATTAGCTTTGATTTGTTCTTTTAGTTCTTCGATTGTGTGCATGGTGGTTTAGGTTTAAATTGTTCGTCAAATCTTTTAATAGCATTGTTTGCCCAGATATAGCCACCATCATTATTAAGTGAGTTCGGTGTAGAGCAGTAAGCAACGTAAACATCTATCCATAGTTTTTTACGTAAATTTTCGTGCTGTTTTTCTTGACTGTTCATAATTTTGTTATAAAACGTTTTGCTTTATTTTTAAAATATTGAGAGTGTATGTACACTCTATCATTAACAATTTCTTCAAAAAATAAATTAAACTCGTTTAATAAATTTAATTTGTTTTTTATAACATTTAATTCAATTAAAGTTTCTTTACCGCTTTCAGTTATTTGATTTAACTCTTTTAAAGATTCCAAATTACTTATGATTTCATCTAATTTTTTAGTTTCCATTTTAATAATTATTTTACAATATGTACTACTTCTCTTTTTACTCCGTATGATTTTTCTGTATAACCAACTTCTTTTTTATCAAAGTTAAAACCGTATGATTTTCCAGTTTTCCAAATTGTAGCAAAAGGTAAATCGCTTCTTTGCATAATTTTTTTTGCGTCTGTGATTGCTTCGTTTAAAGTTGTCATTTTTAATATGTTTTAATTGATTACCCTACAAATGTTATTGTTTAAAAAAGTGTTACACGGTTATCGCTTCCGCTTGCAAAACCTCGCAAGTAAGGCAAGGATGTTAATTTACTACATAGTAGTCTTGGCTATTTCTTAAAAACTCATTAATATCATTTGTTGTAGCGTGTCGAGAATAGTAATTAAATTCTTCTTGTGTTAGCTTGTATGTTCTATATTTAGAACCGTTTTTTCTAATAGTTAAAGTTCTTGCTGAATGATTAGCTGTTACTGTTGGGATACTGTTTAAATTTTTCATTTTGCGAGGTTTTAAATTGTTATTATTAATTATTGCCCTACAAAGATACAAACAAATATTTAACATACAAATTTATACAGCAATTATTTTGTTAAAAGTGCTAATTTATAATGATTATAAATAACAAAGGACATGTTAAGCTATTGATTTTATTAACTTTAACTAATATTTCCCTTATCAATGAAGGAAACAATTATTTTTAGTTTGGATATAAAAAAACCCCTACTTTGATTATAGGGGTCGGCTTTAGTTTTTCTCAACTAAATAGGGTGCATTTTTTACATTACTCGTCAGCAACTTATTAATGGTTCTTGCCTTAACTTATGCCTTGGGCTATTCGTTTGCGCAATAAAAAGACCTCATTAGTGTGCTGTTCTTATGGGAAGCATCGTGGTACTGTTGCTACAAAATTAGTAATTATTTTTAATAAAAAAACCTCACTAAATTAATAGTAAGGTTTTCGGAATACTACGCAACTAATTTAGCTGGGCGATTCATTTGAATTACTTTGTCATTTAAGACTTTTAACCACTCCATTAATCCGTTTTAACCTGTCAAAACCAAGCACCCCCATATATTCAGTAGGTTTGCTATGAGCCTAACTACTACGCCTAACTGAAACGTTTGTGGAGGTGGAGGGAGTCGAACCCTCGTCCAAAATTATCGTAAAAAACTTCATTGCGATTATTACAAATTTACAATAATTTCTCTAAACAATTCAAAACTATTCACTAAAAAATAATCAAAGCCTTTCGATTTTACTTTGGCTTCAAATAATAACTGGCTTTCGGTTTGCTTTCCTTTGCCATACTTCATTTCAATAAACACTACTTTGTTTTGTTTAATGATAATGGTATCGCTCACGCCAGCGAGAACACCCTCATCTTTTAATCTAACTGCTTCAAAAGCGTTGCGACTTCCGCCATTTGGGCAAGAAAAAATAATATCGTTTGGATATTGCAACCTAAACCATTTAACGCACGCTTGTTGTAGTTTACTTTCGTGTTGTTTCATTTACCAACTATCAGGCAAATTATTAAAAAACTTTTGTAGAAATATTTTGAATAAGATAAATAAGGCAATTATTGCAGCTGTAGTAAAGAACCACCAATTAGTAAAACTATCAAAACTACGCTTGTGTTTTTTTGGACATAATTTGTCCACTAATTTAGTTTGGCTTTTAAAATGTTGCTTAGTAATTCTTTCGTTTAAAGCCTTAATTATTTGCTTTAGACTATCAGCTTCACATGTTACAATTAACTTGTTATTTCGCCCTTTAATAGTGGTTGTTATTCCGTTTTTAGTTTGGCTACTTGTAAAATCTTTTAACCTACCTAAACTATCACAAGGACTTTCGATTGTGTGTGTAACTGGTGCTGTGCTAATGTAAATGATAGTATCTCTGTATTCCGTTTTTGTAATTATACTATCCTTTACAATAGTAATTTGTGGACAATTAGAACAAAATTTATCGCGTTGTTTTTGTGTTGCAACGCATGATGTAAGTAAAAAAAAGTATGCTATGTAAATTATAGTATTTCTCATTATTCAATTACCTTTTCAGCTTTACCAATAAATTTTATTAGAATGCTTTGCCCCATGTAACCGATTGCTAAAATTGCTAATCCTAACCATTGAGAAACGCCTTCTAATTGCTTAATTTCGTGTTTAACAGCTAATGCGACGCAAACAATTATAACGCTTGCTATAATAGAAAAACGCTCAGCTAACAAGTATTTACCTATTGTAAAATTATACTCTGGCTTTTTGTTTAGTTTAGCCATTTCTAAAAGATTGTGCAATAAAACGCCAGCTATTCCAAGAGCTAAAAGCATTAAGTTTGTGTAGTTTATCATTATTTTTATTTTATAGTTATAAATACTTTTTCTTTATTTAAGGCTGTTTCTATTTTTTCAAACAAATAATTAAATGCAATAGTGCTTTGCGTTACAGCGTCTTTTGATGCGTTTTCTCCAGGCAATAAACAGCCATGAGTATGTTCTGCATAATTCCCTGTATGTATTCTAATTCCCTCGTAACCTTTTACATTTAGCAATAATGGCAACTTCTTTTTAAATCGTTCGCTATAAGAAATAACTATTTCATAACGACCTTTAGGGATTGCCGTTTCTCCGTAAACTTTTAGTTTTTTTATTTCCTCTAAGTCCATTTCTTGACTTAATCCCCTGTCTTTATCTTCTAAAAAAAAACATTCTCTTTCAGTTGAACCATCAATAAAAACTTCGCTTATTGTTGTTTTGTTTGTAAAAACTTTTCTTGTTGCTATAATTTCCATGCTTCAAATATATTAATTTATTCTTGGTTTTGAAACTTTATAAATAGTAGTTGTTTTTTTACCAGCTTTCTCAACTTCTTTTTGTATGCCCCCATAAATCTCATTCCAGCTAAAGTTAGTATGTTCTTTGCTTAATATAGCTTTTTCTAAATTAGCTATTCTGTTATTTGTTTCTGCGTTTACATTTATCAATCCATTTAACAACATCGAGTTTAAAGCACTTTCTGCAAATCCTGTGCTTTTTTTACCATTCTCTAAAACAGATTTAGGTAAATACATTTCGTTAAATTTATCATTGTGTATAGCGTGTAAAGCTTCGTTATACTTAATATTTTTATCCTTAGTAACAACACGTTCTCCCTCTGCAAGCATAGCAGGAACAACGTCCGCACCTTTGGCAAATGGTTTAAATATGCTTTTAGTTTTTCCGTCGGCACTTACAAACTCATTACCTTCATTAGCATATAACATTTTACCAGCAGTCATTAAAGCCATATCTCTTAACGTATATTGTAAAGCCTTGTCAGGGTTCTGTTCTGCATAACCTGTAAATAATTTTAAGTAAGCTAAAAGTTCTTGACCTTTCTCTTGTCTTTTCTTTTCACGTTCTTGAATTAATGCAAGTTTATCCGATTGCGCTTGTCTAAATGCTAATTCGTTACTCAAACCTTGATCAGCTCTTTGGCGTTGCGAATCTAAAGCAGTATTGTTTCGTTCAATTTCTTTCTCAATATTACTATTTATTTGGTCGAACTTTTTAGATTGTGCGTTTGTTGCTGAGTCTAAAAGTTTATTAACATCATTAGCTATAATTTGTATTTGCTTTTCTCTCGTTTCTTTAAAGAAAGCTAAGTCTTTAATGTCCTGTGCATTCTTTTTATCGCTTGCATCTTTTTCAATTTTAGCAATATCATCAGCAGACTTTTTAGCAATCTGTTGTTTTAACGCTTCTTTTTCTTCAAATTGTTTATTCGAGTTTTCAATTGCATCAATTTCTAATTTAGACTGAATAGCTAAAGCCTCTTTTCTTTGTTGCGTTTCAATATCAATTAGCTTTTTAGTTTCTTCGCCTAAAGTTTCTCTTTGCGAAATCATTAATTGATTAAATGCGTTTTCGTCTTCTAAAATAGTTTCTTGCGTTTTAGATTGTAATTCAACTAACCTATCTCTTTCTTGTTGCGCTTCGTTTGCTATGTTTTCAGCTTGTGTTTTTTTATTTTCAAGTAAAATTTCTTGTAAACGTTGTTCTAATTTTATCTTATCTTCTGCTAATTTATTAAGGTTTTCGAGTCCTTTTGTTTCAGCTTCTTGCGCTTTTTTAATTGCGCCAGCTAACTGCATGGTTAATCCCTCGCTTAGTCCAAGTTTCTTAATTTTCTCTTCTAATAAAATAGCGTTGCCTTCTAATAATAAATTTTCTTTATCAATTAATGGAATAGCTACACCAGTGCTTTTTGCTTCTGCTTCTGCAACTTCTTTAATCCTTTTTATAATTGCATCGGTAACCTCACGTTCTAATTTAAGTTGGTCATTCGCTAACTTTTCTCTTAAATCTAATTGTAAGGCTTCGTCATCTATTTGTTTCTGTAGTTCGTCTGAAAGTAATTTAGTTGAGTTCTTTTTAGAACGTAAAAGCGCAATATCAATACTCAACTCTTCTTCTAAACGATGTCTTCTTCTTTGGTTTTGTTGTCTTCCTAAATCATCAATTGCGTCAGCTAATCTTCTTTGCTCTAATACATTTTTATTCTGTTCGTCTAATATTTCATTACTTAACTTACCTCTTAATTGTGCATTTTGATTAATATTTGTTAGTTCATTTTGGCTTAACTCCTGAGTTATTCCAGCCTTTTTTAATTCAATAGCAATTTGTTTATTAGTAAATTCTAAACTTTTATTTGCTATTTGCGCCTCAACTCCTAATCTTTTTCTTTGTAAAACAAAAGACTCTTCCAATGCTTTGTTTCGCTGTTGTAGTGAACGCGTAGCATCGTTTGAAATTTCAATAGCATCTTCTTCATCTAAAGCAAATGCTTGTTGAACTAAGTTTAATTTTCTCAACTCAATTCTGTATACTTGTGTAGCTTTTGTTAATGCAATTTGCGCCTCATCGGCAAGCCTTAATTTTTCAGTTACATTTTCAGTTGATTGCGATTGTTCGGACTGCGCTTTTAATAAATCGTTTATAGCTTCTGTTTGATTACCAATTCCGAAAGCTATTTTAGATTGTGCAACAATAACATCAATTGAAGATAAAACGTAATTGCTTGCGCTTCTTGCGATAACATCAAATGCAGTGCTTGCTCTTGCTGTTGCCAACTCTAATTTATCAGCACCCTCTGCTGTTTTGGTAAATGTATCGCTTAAACCCTTTAGTAAGGTAATTATACCAAGTATTCCAGCACCTTTTAAAGCTAATCCAAACTTTTGTGTTTTGGTCGTAGCGTTTTCTTGTGCTTTAGAAACTAAATTAAAAATGCCAGTTAATTTACCTAATGCGCCTGAAAAATAACCACTCTCTTCGATTGCGTCTTTTATGCTTTCTGTATAATTACCAACATTGCGTTGGTGCATTCCAAGTGAAGCATCAACTTTTTTAAGTGTATTATCTAAGTCCTTTTGAACTTTTGTATATTTTATTAAAAAAGCAGTTTCTTTTTGAGTTAATTCAATGCCTTTAGCTTGCTTTGTTTGCAAGTGTTTAAGCACTTTGTTTAACCTACTTAATTGTATTTGTGTTTTATTGTATTCGCTGTTTAATTTTCGGCGTTGTGCTTCGGCTTTTTTCTCTTGCGCAACTTGCTTTTCAGTTTCTTTCTGTATTCTTTTTAAGTCTTTTTCTTGTGTAATAGCAGCTGCTTTTCTTGCCTTTTCAGTAATATCAATTACCTTTTTCTTGTTTGCTTCGGCGTTGTTTAATTCTTTTTTTAGCTTTAGTAATTGTGTTTCTAAGGCTATTGAACGTTGGCGTTCTTTATTAATAGATTGCTCTAATGAGTTAAATTTAGCAATGTCTTTAGCGTTACTAAAATCTAATTTAGCAAGTTCGGCCATTCGACCAGTTAAATTTTTATTAATAGCATCTCCAGCACTTTTAACTTCAACAATAAATTTCTCTAACCTACCAATAACCTTGTCAAAATTATTGGCGATATCGTCAAAGCCTTTACTATCAAATATATCGTCCGCTTTAATTTCGTTTGCCATTATTTAAACTTTTTAAATGTTTTGCTTCTGCTTCTTTTTGCTTTTCTATTACGGATAAAAACTCGTAAAATTCTCTTACAGTTGTTTTGTGTTGGTCAACTTTAAATCCTAATTCTTTAGAAACGTATGCGCTAACCGTGTTAACTATTGTTTCGTTTTCGTGCTTCGTTAGGTTTTCGAGTTCCTTTTCTTTTATGATTATCGCAGCCTTTAAATCTTTACGCCCATCAACAATAACTCTCGTTTGCATTTTTATAACATCACGCTTTAAAGAATATATTTTTTGTAGCTTTTTAGGCACTCCAAACACTTCCAAGAACTCAAAATAAATATTACTCCAAATTAATTGTAGTTTCTGTTTTTGCTTTTCAGTAGGCTCTTGTTGCTTATGAAATAGATACTTTAAATTATTGCTTTCTGAAATTCTAAACCAATTATAAATAGGTAAATCGTCAATACTTTCGTAATGATTTGGAAAACCTATGCTAAATAATTTATTTAAAATACTCATTCAATTTTTGTTTTAAATATTGTGCTAAAATCGGCGTTGCTAATTCTCTCAAAATTACTTTGTTTTGTTCTGTAACGCCAAATATATTTTCTCCATACACATCAAGCAACCTATTTACTTTCGTTTGGTCAGCATCTTTACTATCTATCTCAAAACTTTTTTCCTTTTGCACTAAATATAAAGAAGCGTAAAAGTCGCCTGTATCTCTTAGTGTTACCCTGTCAGTAGGCTGGTTTTTACGTTGTTTCTCTAAAATAGTTTTTAAAGAATAAACACCTAAAGAACGATTTTCACTATCAACACCCGAATAAAGTTGTTCCCTATTCAGTTGGAGTGCTTTCGTTTGCCATTCCTTGTTCGTCGCTAACACTTTCATTAGTTGCTCCGTTTTCAGAATTTTCGTAACGTTTCTTTTTGCGTTTTGGAAATTCTTTAGCAACTGTTTCGCAGAGCTTAACGTTTTCGCCATTTTCTATAATTGTTTCTCCAGTTATTGTTTCGTAAATTTGTTTTGCGTTTAATGGATATTTAGTTTTAAACTTTTCAAATCCCATTTGCTTAACAGCATCTACGTTATAACTTGTGTTTCCTATTTTCATTATCTGTATTTTTTAAAATTATTTACCCATTGCTTTAATTGTAGTGTTAAAGGTGCTAATTTATCCTGTAATAATAAAAATTCAGGTGCAAATTCACTATCCACAAACACGTATTTTTCAGTAAATCGACCAAAGTTTTCAGTATTGTAATCTGTTATTTTAAGCTTTTCGTTTTGGAATACATCGGCTTGTATCATTTGGTGTACAAACCACGCATGACGTTCTAAAAACAAATTATACTCAGGCGTTTGCAAACTCGAAACTTCTTTTTGTTCTCCGTTTTCGTATTGTATTTTTGTTTCTTCTTTAGTGCTTTTAGTAAAGTTAAAGAAGCCTTTTAATCGGTATTGTTGAAATATATTCTCAGTTCCAAAATCTCGAATAGTGTAATCATTATTTACATCGCCCCAAGTTCCGTTTAAATTATACTCCAAACGAATAGTGCCATTTGCTCGTTCTGCAGTATAAGTTTTTAAACAATATTCTCTCGAAAAAACTTCTCCAGCGCCTCCGTTATAAACACATCTAACACGATAAGAACCCTCATTAAACGCAACTAATACATTCTTCCAATTCAATAAATACGAAATAAATATTTTATTGTAACGATTAGTAAAGAAGGCAAAAGGCTTAAATGTTCCGTATGTGTTCGTGTTTAATGTTGCTACATCTGCAAATGCGCTTCCGTTCCAACGTTGTAAATACATTACAGCACTTGTTACTGAGTTACCAAAGTAAAAATAAAATTCTTGTCTATCGTTTTGAGTATCTTCGGTACTATCAGGATTAGCCAACGCTTTAAAAGAAAAGTCCCCACAACAATCATTCATAACTGCAGTAGGTAATACCAATGTTGGAGGCAATGTATCTACTGCCTTTGACATTTTAATTATTTTTAATGTAGCTGTTTCTCCGTCTAACATTTTATAATATTGGTGTAAGTGTCATTATTGGATTTGATAAATCCCAAGTTGTTGCAACTGCATCTCTTTGAACTTGAATTACGTATGAGTCAGCAGGATTTGGGTTGTCAATTACGAAAGATAATTCTTCTGTTGTTTCAAAATCACCGTCAACTCTCCTTAATTTAAATAGTGTATTTGTTTGAAGCACATGATTTTTATACAAAACAAAATTAGCAGTTGATGCTAATAACGAGCGTATTGATATTTTGTAATTAACCAACATTTTTACTGATAATAATTCTGGAGATATGTCGTAATAAGCCACATTACCTCCTCCCAAAGAACCTGTATATCCATGCAAACTAACAACTTTTGTTAATATATTGCTGAATGGAGCTTTAAAGCTACTACCATTAGCACCTTGAGTTGTATTTGACACATCAACCATGTGAAACAAATCATTGCCTGCAATTTGACTTGTTAAAATATCTCTTTCTGTTAGTTTCATTTGTTCAAATTTATATAAAAATTATTGGTCTTCAAAATTATAATTTACTCCGTCTTCAAATTCAAATATCTCGCCATCTTCAAATTGTTTGGCTGGTAATGATTTTTCATAAATACGTGCTGTTATTTTAAACTCATTTACGCTTGGATTTATCAAAGTGTTATCGATTAAACATTCGCCTTTTAAAGTATTTGCATTTACTTGTGTAATTAAAACTTTATTACTTGCATTTAATCCGTCAAAACTATTACTATTACTTGGAGTTGCATAATAGCTTGAATAATGTTGAACAGTAGATACACTTCCGTTTTCCCAAGCTTCAATGCGTATAACAATAACACAATTGTCGCTAACTAAAGCATCTTTGCTTGTAAATAATGCTTGTACTTTTGTTTTTTCGTAGTCTAAAAAATTAGGTGTTATGTTTGATATTTCCGCAAAAGTTGTTTGATTTACTTTAAAAGTTTTTATTTGTTTTACCGAATATTTAGGATTGCTTGCGTAATCGTGGATAGTAATTTCATTTTCGTCTGTCCAAGTTAAATCTAAATTTCCTAATGTAGCATCAGGATAAACGACTGTAATTTTTGTTTGTTCGTATATTTTCCAGTTGCCTGTTTGGTAGTGAAACCAATCTTTGTTTAGTCCATTGTTTGCTTCTGTTGTATCGTAAAATGCAGTATTAGCATTTAGTTGAGCTAAATAATACTCCCATCTAATTTGACCAGCAACTTGTAAAATATAATAACTTTCAGCATCGGCAGACCATGAATTAAAATGCGCTAAGTCTAAGCTAAATTTAATGTCTTTTAAAAAGCTTTCGTTAAAAGTATAAGGTCTTACTTGATTAACATTTGCTAATTGTTGTGTTAAGTTATATCCATTTGTAAACGTTGGAGTTGTTGGTATGTTCATAACAACATTGTCAAGCTCAAAACTTGCTCCTGTAACGGTATTTTTAGCTATAATTTTTTGTTCTACTTTTCTAATTCTTTTGTCTTTTTCAGCTTGCCCACCATGCAAATCATTTGCTATTCTTTTATAAATAACAAACTCATCCTCTTTAAAAGCATCTATATCATTAGCTACACCGCCTATTAAATTATCTTCAAAATGTCTTAAATATTTAAAACTATCTACCCCAAAACTATAAGTTAATAAATCGTCTGTTTTATAAATAATTTCAGGAACTCCACAAATCAAACAAGTTTCTTTTGCTCCATAAATATTTAAAGCAATACAAGCGTGTTTATTTTCGTAATCGTAGTTTGCGCTATTTACAGTAAATTCAAACTTTACAATATAATCATTTATTTTTGTTAATGTAATTGCGCTAATAAAAGTATCTGGTGCAAAATCTGCATTTGCTGGAAATGTTGATGTTGCTGGCTTATATGTAAACTCGCTTAAATAAAAATTATCTTTAAATTCTTGAAAATTATTTGCGTATTCTAAAGCGTTTGGCAACTGAAAATAATTTAGTTTAGCAAAATAATCTAAGTTTGCTCCACTCGCAATTATATCATTAGGAGAAAATAGCTCAAACGAAACTTTTGTTTGTCCGTTTGCTAAAATACCTGTTACAGAACTATTATCTATAGCATTTAATAGAGTTAAGTTGTGTATTTGCAAATCTGTATTTATTCCAGTTAATGTTTTATTAAACCAATGAATTTTTGTATTATATTCGTTATCAATAAATTCAAACTCTCTAAAAAAAGGCGATGCTGTTGGCTTAAGCTTTAAATAAGTAGATAGGTTTTGAATGTCATTTTGAAATCTTAACGGTTCGTTTTGTGATTGTAAATTAGGCAACTCCCCATCTTGATAAAAATTATCAATTAATGTAGTACTTACATCGTTTCTTATTAATAACTCAACCTCCCATACATTCTCTACATTTAAACCATTACTTAAAATTTCTACTTCAATAGCTTTATCTGAAACGTGGTTAGCTTTATTTGAGTTTTGCCAAACTAAATTAGTAGGTGTGGATAACACACTAACTGTTCCTTTATAAACTTCTGGAGTATTATTTGTAAAATGATTTTTTTGTTGTGGCTCACTTGCGCTTAATAAGTTTTCTGTGTATTCAATATCTATTGAAGTGAACCTTAAGCTAAATTTCATATCAACATAAGTGCTATTTACGGCGTTTGAAGTTGTAGCATCAAATACAATTAATTGCCCACCGTTTAATACGTTTAAGACTGTAAATGTATATGTATCTGAAGGGTCAACTGATTCAACAGTATCTCCAATATTGAAATCAGCAAAAGCAAAATCCTCATTAAAAACAGCAAAACCACCTCCGGGCGTTATTACAAATCCATAATCAATTCCAGCATTCCATATAAAAGGACTTTCTGTTGTAGCCTTAGCATAAACAGAAAATTTATAATAAATTGTTTTATTAAGCCTTGACAAAGGAGTAGTATTTACGCTTGTTTTAGTTAGCGTAGCTTCATTTAACTCTAAAATGTTTCCGTATATTTTACTCTCTTTGTAAATTGCCATTTTATATTTCTTCTTCTAAATTAACATAATTAATTACTTCAAAAGTAATATTTCTATTTTGTAATTCAAACTCCCAACCTAAAGGCAAAATAAATCCATTGTTATAAGGAATAGGACTGCATACAACTCCTTGTTTAGTTGTAAACGTTTCCATTGCTTTTGCTATTTCTTTTTTAAATATGATAATTAATTGAATTAAGTAAATCACCTGTATCAATTAATTTATCTTGTCTTATTCTGTTTTTTATAGCTAAAACAACCTGGTTGCCGTATCTATGCATATATTTATATGTCTCTTTAAAATCTTCGTTTGTCATAATTAACTTTGATATGCGTATGCTACTGAAACTGGAAATGTATTACTCCAATTTATTGCTGTTGTATATACTCCATTGAAACTATAAACTTGTTTACCTAATGATGAATCTATTCTAACTGCGTTAGTATAACCAACATTCATTACACAACCTGCACCGCAAGTAAAGTAAGCCATATTAACTGCATCACTTGATTGTAATACTGCTCTTGAAGAGTTTGTACTTCTTATTGAATTAAAATCGTTATTAACTCTATATGTATTACCAGCTAATAAAGTAATTGTTCTACCTAAATTAGTACTTGTTCCTAAATTAAATGTATTACACTCCCAACCCTCAGTCCCAACAAAATCTAAGTTAGCATTGACTGTTATTGAATTTGCATTAAGTTTATCATTTAAAGTTATTGTACCTGAAAACGTAACACTATCCCAAGTTATAGGATTAATTCCATTAAATGTAGTTGTATTGAAAGTTATAGATGAACCTGTTGTTACAACTGTACCAGAAGTATAAGTAATTATTCTGTTTAGAAATGTCATAGTACCTGAAAAAGTTATAGTTCCAGATGTATTGATAACTAAATTATATTGTTGAAATCCAACTCCTGTAATTATACCAGTACCATTAAATACAAATGCAGTATCAGCATCTGTTGTGATGTTACCTGCACCACAAATTAAACCTCCAGAACAAAATATACTTCTTAAACCTCCACTTGAATTAAATATAAAAGTAGAGGAAAAACCAGCCTTAACTACTGATGTGATACTTAAATTATCATTTAACGTTATAGTTGGATTAAAATTATTCAAAAACAAAGTTCTAAGCACAACACCATTTGATGTGATTGAGTAAGCACCATTACCTAATATTAAACCACTAACACCGCTGGTAGTCATTCCTGTACTAAAAACTAAATTACCTGTTGTTGTTAATTGTGTAGAAAAGGTCAAATTTCCTGTATAATCTGAACAAGTTAATGTCGCACAAGCAGAAGCTACGTTAATAGTTATATTAGCATTTGCTGAATTTACATCAAAAATTACATCATCTCCTGCAACAGGAAATGAAACACCAGCACTACCACCACTAGTTGTACTCCAATTACTTGGACTATTCCAATTACCATTTCCCCCTGGGATTAAATATCTCGCAGCCATTATTGATTATCTAAATTATTTTTTTCTTGTTCTATTCTTCTTTCAATATTTGCTTGTATTTCATCTTCGTCCTTAGGATTAAAGTGTGAAATATTTACTTGATAAGTTTCTCCGTTATGTTCAAATTGAATTAACGTATGAATTGTTTGTGTTCTGTTTATTTCTGTCATTATGATTTGGTATAAAATACTTGTAAATTTGCTTTTGTAAAACCTGATATTGAATCAACAACGAATCTTATTCTATCTCCTTTAGCTAATACAGCTGAAGTCCAAGAAGCTACTGCTGCTGTTGCATACTTTGCTGTTGTTATTGTTGGTTTATTTCCTACTCCAATAATTGATACATAAGAAGAACCATTCCATCTTTGTACATCTATAACTATTGAACCACTTGCTTCTTCACCTTCAACATACCAATTAGTTATTGTTCCATTTGATATTAATGAACTTAATAATGCTGATGAACCAACTATAATATCTGCACCATTTCCATCTATTGCAAAACTAATTGAACCTTGTTGTAATGGAGCAACTGTATTATCTACAAATTCTTTATCAACTAAACTTCTATTAGTATAGTTTGCAGAATAATCAGTACTATATTGAATACCACCATAACCACTATAATCACTATTAACAATTGTTGTTGTTGGACCAAATGACATATATGTAGCTACACCGTCTAATGAGTTTTGCAAATATGTTATTGCAGCACCTGCGTCGGAAAATATTTGAGATGCCCAAAGGTTACCGTCGTTGATATATGTGTTTAAATCAAACTCACCACCAGTACTTAAGTTTAAATTAACTGCTCTACTATTATCATTTGTTAAAGCACCTATTGTTAATACATCATCGTCACCAAAATTAATTATTTGTGTTGTTAATGGATTAAATAAAAAATCAATTGTAACTGGATTAGCACCATTGTCTAAAGTTCCACCAGCTAATGGCAAATAATCTCCCAATGCCATTGCTATATCACTTACTTCTGTTTGTAAATCAGTAAATACTGTACATCCTAATAAATCATCACAATCAAAACTTCCACCACTTTGATTTTGATTAACCCAAGCCCCATCAACATACACTAAAACTTGTGTATTAGTCGGATTATCCAACTCAACATCAACTAAATTAGCTAAAGAGTTTTTTAAACTTCTTGTTATTGTGCGAGGTATGCAAGGTGTTGTAGGTATGTTTACAATTTCGCTAGGACAACAGCAAGTTTTTAAGAATGGTATTGTCATTCTTAATTGTACGCCACTTAAGTTGTCGTTAAACATACGTTCTGTATGTCCTTTTTCAGTTGTATAAACACCAAACTTAACATGGTCTAATATCTCAAATGTATCAAATTCGCCTATTCCGTTGCTTGTTTTTAACTCTTCAATAAACTTTAGAGCCAATTCTCGCATTGGTTTTATTGCAAATTTATTATGTTCTGCAATTTGCCATTCTTTAAAATCTGCAACACAAAGAAAAAACAAATCAACTTCGCTTTCACGTTCTAATTTATTTCGCTTGTCGTTAAAAAAAGTTTCCCTTGTAATTTCGTGTTGAAAAATTAAAGGATATTTATCCTCGCCGTCTTTAATTGTTGTAAGTTGAATGTTGCCGTCAATAATAGTTCCGTGCTTTACTTTAACATCATTTGGCACGTAAAAAATTATTTCAGTTAACTCTAAAACAAAGTTATCTAAAACTAAGAATATAATTGTTCCGTCCTGATTATCAACAACGCTTGTAACTTCTGTTTGTACTTTATAATCAGCTGTATTGTCAAAGCCTTTTATAATAATTCTTTGACCGGCTTCTAAGTTTTGATATTTGTTTTTGCTTGTGGTTATTCCGGTGGAACTATCAATAGTTCCTTCAGAATATCCTACCAACTCAAAAGGTAAATCAATACTTTGCAAAGACGCTTGGTTAAAAACGTTTGCGCTTAGTAAATCGAATGTTGTATGTATTCTGTTATTTGCCACCTAATAAAGTTTCTAAGTCTTTTTTTGCTTTGTTTAAATTTTCAAATACATTATTATCTTTTAAAATTTTATTCAATTCAACAGCTTCATTTTCTTTTAATTTATCAAAATTTTTTTTTGCTAATTGCTCCAAACCGCTAAGCATTTTTAAACTGCTTGCTGTTGCGCCATTAACACCATCAACAATTTCTTTCATGAACTTTTCTTGACTACTCGCCATTTGTCTCTATAAATTTTTGTAACAAGTTAGTGTTGTAAATTTTCTTTTCCCAATATTCAATGCTTGCTGTTTCGTTATAAGCATTCCAACTTAATGTTATAACCTCTGCTGTGTTGCCATTTGATAGAATTATTTCGTTGTTTTCTCTTATAATATTAAGTTCGTTTTCTGTTAAAGGAACATTCGCTAAATTACGAATAAAAAATTGATTGCGAATAAAATCTGTATCAAAATAAAAATTATCATACAAATATTTTGCAGTCATTATTTCGTTAGGCTTATTTTTTTTATCGTCGGCATTTTGAGTTAAAATAAAGTTCTTTGGTACGTTAAAAAAATCTTTCTCAAGTATTAACATTCCTATGCGGTTAATTATCTTTTCTCCAAGGTCTACTTTTTTTAGCGGTTTTATTGGTTTTATTTCCCAATTTACATCAATATTTACAACTTTTAAAGCTTTAATAATCTTTTTTATAACCCTAACTATTCCGTTATAAACTTTAATAGCACCATTAACAACAGCTATTAATCCATTCATCAACCCACTAAACGCTTCTAAAAAAATATAAGCAATTATTTCTGGACCATTTAAAAATTTTTTTGTTTTTGCTAATGCGTAGCCAATGCGTATTTCTTCAAATCCTTTTAGTAATTTTAAATCAGGATTGTTTATAAAGTTAGGATAAGTTACCACTTGATATGAAGTACCTAAATATTGGTCAATTGTATTGGCTTCGCTTAAATCAGTTTCAAAACGAATATACCAGTTACATTTTAAGTCTTGCGTATTTAGTTGAAAAGCCTCATTCTTATAAGGTGGCATCGTCCATTGTGGAGTGTTTGGAAGTTGCTCGCCTTGCTTCAATAAAAATATGTCGTTTCCAACTATTTTAATTTTACCATTAATCTTTTTTTGCAACTCTCGAATTAAATCCCCAAATGTACCGCGAGGAACGAACTCCCTATGCAACTTGCTATTTGTTAGCCACCCTTGTATTCCGTCTTTATCTTCATTTACTGGAACATCAAACTTTTCAGGGAGTATAAAATCCCCATAAAGTTCGCCACCTAATTCGAGTGCACTACATTTAAAATTCATTCCAAAATGTTCCGCACAACGTTGTAAAACAACATTAGTAAACATTCCAAAATGATATTTAACTGGCTGTATTAAAACATTTACTAATTGTTTAATTATTTTTACTAATGATATTAAAAAAGTGGTTAAACTTACTACATAAGTTATCATTCTAACTATCGCTGTTGCTTCAAATGGATTTGTCATTTCAATAGCGAGCAATGTTACTTGAGTTATTTTTTCTAAAATCTGAGCTGTTAGCGTATAAACACTAATCAACATTATAGCAGCGTCTTTATAATTAGGTATTGAATTAATAACATAAGGTACCGCCACGCAATCGGCGACTGAAATACTACCTATTGAATACAGATATTCGGGGCTTATGCCGTCGGCAACGCTATTTAACCAGTCAGTACTTCGTTTGTCAACCGCCTTTACTGTTGATGCAACGCCATAATCAAAAACTTCGTTGTATTTGTTTTCGGCTTGTAAATCTAAATATCCATCGAAAATATTTACTCCGTTTTGCGTATCTATTCTAAATGGTAAACCCTCTGTTATTCCTGTATTGCTTGTATTAGGATTAGTTACTTTGTCAATAATTAAATCATTAGCATCACGAACAAACTCAAAATCAGTAATAGTAATTGTTTGTTGCGCTTCTTTGCTAAAGTCTAAATTAATATTTAACTCAGCTTTATTCGCTACGTCTTCGGTGGCTATATTGTCTAAATAAAACTTGTTAAATTTAGGCATGTTATAAAATGCTTATAAAATCAAAACTTCTGCAACCTTTAAAATTACTATATTGATATTCAAAGTTTGCCCATGCATCAAAATTAATTTCTAATTCGCTCACGCCGTAAGTAAACTTTAATACTAAATTTTCTGGCAATGATGTTACGCCCTGTTCAGCTTGTAGATAAAACTTAAATTTATTGTCTGACTTTTGATTACCAGCAGTTAATGCAGTAAAGTGTGCTTGCAACGCTTGTTTAATCAATATCGATAATTGAGTAAAGCTATTATATTTTTTCGCTGGCAATAGCTCAGCCTCTGAAAATCCATCGTAATAAAAACTAACTGTTAATGTTGCTTGTGCATTCATTAAGGCAAATTGTGCGTTTGTTAGTTCTGTTTGAGATACTTGTAATAAATCTGTTTCTCGGTTTATTTCACGAATAAAGCATTCTATCATTTTAGTGTTGCGTATTGCTTCGTTATAAGTTCTAACTAACTTATTATTAGCACTTACACGCTCGCTTAATTCGCTTTTAGTGGCAACATTACCTACTAAAGTTACTTGTTGTTGTAATTCTCTTACATAGTGAAAATAAATAAAGCCTGCTAATGTTTTTTTAATGCCATTACATACATTATTATTCTCATTGAAAGGATAAAATATTTTATCAAATCTTAATTCGGCAGGATTAGCAATATACTCTTCAAATAATTGCGCCCCTAAAATTTTAACAGCATAATCAGTTTCATACTGATTAATAAAGTTTTGTATTTCTGAATATTGGTCTTTCGGCAAAGACAATTCATTTGTAAAATCTTCGTATGTTAAAATCATTTTTTAGTGTTTTTTATAATTGCTATAACCCCACTTGTTATTGATACTATTCCAGCAGTAACAGCTATACATTGTAGTAAAAAAGATGGTATTTGCCATGTGTAAATGTTTATTTGCACTTGACTAATAACGTAGTTAAATATTCCAATTCCACCCATTAAAAGCGACAATAATGCGCCGTTTGTTCCGTCATCATGGTAATGAGCCATAGATATAAAAGTTTTTAAAAAAAAGCTGTGCATTATAAACACACAACTTTTTTATTTTTAGATTAGATCATTGATTAATAAACAGCCATTGTTCCTGTTAATACATTACTTTCGTAAGTATCATTTGCAACTTGAACTGTAACATCTCCTACAACTGCAGCACTAAATACTAAGTCGTATTTGCTTGTTCCTGTATTCCAAGTAGCAGAAAAAACCGTTTGAGCTACACCAGATGAGTTTTTAACGACAAAACTTCCAGCAACTAATCCCTCAACATCTTGAGGTAAAGCCTCGCCTACATCAACCTTAACCGAAATACTTAACTCATCGTAAGTAGCAGAAACAAAGTTTCCTATCACTATATCGATTAAGCCCTCTGCCTCAAGTGCATTAAAACCACCTAAAACAAATGAATCATTTGGAATGATTAATCCAGTTTCAAATTTAGCGTTTCTATCAAATTGACCGCTAAACACAGTACGAGTACCATCGTCAGCAGTTTCTAATTGGAAACCAATGTTAATTGATTGTTCGTTTAAATCGAAACCGATTAAAGCAGTATGTGTTCCATCAACCTCAGTTGATTGTCCCATTACAGCACCACTTGACAATACAATGTACATCATCCAATCTCCGCAATTAATAGCTTGCAAAGCTTTAGCTAATGAATTGTTAATCAATGGAACGTAAAAACCAAACGAACGGATACCATCTCTACGTTTTGCTAAACGACCTGAAGGATATTCAGTTGTAATAGCTTCAGGCGCATCACTTGCAAACTCTTCGATATCCATAATAGGATAAAGTTTACCAGTCGAAGCACCTAACGGAGCTAATTGTGTGTTAAAACTAACTACTGATCCAGTAGCTGTTAACATGAAAATACCACCTTTTAAAGTAGCGTAATCAACTGGCTCTTTTCTCATCAATATAACTCCCACTGGGAATCCATATTGTTTACAATTCGGTAAACCAGTATTACCGATTGTTTCTACGCAAATGCAACTCATTTTTAAGTTCTCCTTTTTAAATTAGTTAATTTTTTCGTGGTTGTGCGTAGCCTCTTACAATGTAAGAACCCGAACCGCTTCCAGTCGTTTGTAAACGGTAATACTTATAGCGTGCTGGTGTTACTCCAAACATATGCGTAAAACTTGCTACGTTTGTAACTGTTGCAGTATCAGAGAAAGAAGCATCCTCATTACCTAATGTAATGTAGTTTGTCCCATCATTTGAAACTTGCAAAATAGTTGTACCAGCAACAGTTGTAGTACCAATTTTAGTTGTAACAAATTGAAACGTTACTGAGTTGTAATCGTTATTCAAAGTTAAATCTAAATTTACTACTCCAGTTGTAATTACTGTATCTGTACCGGTCATTTGTACCTCTGGTGTTTGTGCGTTTGAAGCTAAAAAGCCTAAGCATAACGCAAATGCTAACATTAATTTTTTCATTGTTTTATTTTTTAGTTGTTTTTTTAGTTGTTTTTTCTGTTTCTTTTACTTCCGTTTCAGTTTCGGAAACTGCATCAACTTTAGCTAATTTTTCACAATCTGAGCAAGGTTTTTCTTTGCAATCAGCACAAGGAATTTCAGCCACACCAATAGACAAATAATAATTTGCCAACTTGGTTTCAAGTTCAACCACTTCCCCTTTTTTACGAGGGAAGTGATTTGTTCTGAACTTTATTTTAATTGTTTTTTCAGCCATTTTTTATATTATTAAACTTTAGTAATAGCAGTAATTGCGGTAGCAATATCAGAACACTTCATGAAAGCATCTCTGTTGATATTTCTAACGTGGAATTGTAATCTTTCAACTCCTACAAACGTTACTAATTCGTGTTCTGCGTTATCGTTATTCTCAAAATATGAGTTAACTGTTAACATTTTTCTATCTAAAATTGAACCTTTAGTAGAATCAAACACATAAATAGTATTTGCAGAAACGATTGGAGAAGTTACGATACGCATACCGTTAATTACATCAGTTGCTCCAAACACAAAGTTCGGGAACAAATAATTATTATTTTGGTCTTTAGCGTGTAAGTATTTAATCATATCGTTGTAGTTCATTACAACTGTATCAGCGTTCCAAGCACGTTCTTTACCAAAAGTAAAGATTTGAGCTTTCATAGCAGCAGTTAAGTCTCCTAATGTAGGAACTTTAAAAGCAGCGGTATAAGGAGCTAATACGTTAGCAGCACTAAACTCTGACGAAATTGAGTCAATACTTAACATATCAGTTGCAGCAGCAGAAGCACCCAACAATAATTCATAATCAGCTTTTAATTTGATAGACTCTTCAACTAATTGACGAATTTCAGACTCAACAAAAGCGTAATCATCTAACATGTCGATACAAATATCAACGATATCACGAATTTTAGCTAATTCAACTGTGCGTTTTTGCCAAGTTTTTTTAGTTGTATGAGTTGAAGTAGCACAAGCAATTACGAATTTCGCATCGCGAGTTACAACGTTCTCTTCCCAAAAATGTAAATACTCAGTTGATACTGATTTTCTACGGAACAAATCTAAAATTGCTGTTCTTTGAATTGGCTGTCTTTCGATACCAGCTTCAATTTGACCTAAATAATCACGACCCCCAATATCCGAAGCACCTTGCGTTCCTTTGTTAACTTCAAAATTAACATGAGTTAAATTAGCTTTTTTATTAGCCTTTAAATTAGCTTTCAAAGTTTTTAATACTTCTGAATTTTCTAAGATATAAGCTTTTAACGCTTTGTTTTCTTCCTTGTTTCCGCCTTTTTCTTTCATAGCTTTCATGTCAGCTTGTAAAGCAATAACCTCTTTAGTAATAGCGTCAATGTTTAATTTAGCTACAGCGTTATTTGTTTCGGTTAAATCTTTAATCAATTTATCAATAACTGCTTTATCAGCTTTGTTATCAATAGCTTTTTGCAATTCTGCATTTTTATAATCAGCTAATGCTTTGTGATAAGCTCCTAACTCTTCTGGAGTTGATTTTTCTAAGAACGATTTTAGTTCTTCGCCTTGCAACTCTTTAAATTGTCCGCCAATCATAAAAGGCAATACAGTAGCAGTAACTACACCATAAGCAATGGCAGTACCACTGTTAAACATTTCAGATAAATCTGAACCAAATACCGAAACGGCAACTATCGCAACAATAGCTAACAAGCTACATAAAGCAATAGATTTTTTTCTTTTAGCAAACGCAATTTTCATTTTGTTAGCGTTGCTATTCTTGTAAGATAACTCTTTCATTTTTAGTTAATTAAGGTTTGCAAATAATTTTTCTTGTCTTTGTTTTGTTTTTCGAGTGCTTTATGCGGCTCGGTGGTAATTACTTGAGTGATTTTATTCGGCTCAAGTTTATCGTTTAATGTTGGTGTAAGTTCGTTTGAACCCATTAACACACAACTAATTTCTTTTAGTTTAGCTTCGGTAACTGCCCAAAAATAACCATTCTCTAAGGCTTTATCTTTGTTTATTACACTTGGAAAGTATGTGTTCCAATTAGCGTAATCTTCTTTATACTCAGGGTAGTTAACGCAAAAGAATAACTTAACGTAAATCATACCAACACTATGCTGATTAATTTGATTAGTTAAATACTCTTCAAAAATCATTTCATTGTAAGACTTTTTAATATCACTATCCATGCACAATGCAGTAGCGTATCCGTCCGCATCAACACCCAAATCTTTAAGTAAAACATCTTGTTCATAAATCTTATTTGGTGTTCCAACTTTAGCGGCCAATTGATATAAGTGGTCGTGCAAATGGAAAATGTTTTTCTCATTCTCTGAAATGCTTTTACTGAAAATTCCTTTTATATGAACGTCGTCATGGCTATCTAACCAGCCATAAGTGTTACCGATAATAGTACGTTTAATAATTCCGTTTTGTAAGTCGTCTGCTTTAAAATCAGTAATTAATTTAGTAGCTTCTATTTTGTTCGCTTTGCTAAAAATTAAAGGGTCGCAGTATTTAGTTGCGCTTTTTTTTAGAGCAATTATCTCAGCTTTATTAGAAATGATGTGTTTAATCAAATCTTTTTTGTTAGCGAATTTACTTTTATCAATCATTTTTTTATGATGTTTTGATTGTCTACTTTAATTGATTTTACTTGCTTTATAGCCTTTATTTCTTCTGCTGAAAGTTGTTTTTCTTTACTCATTTTAAAAAAATAAACGTTTACAAATGCTTATAATCAATTACAAATTTATATTTTTGTTTTCAATATCAAACAATTATTTTAATTTTTTTTATAAAAACTATTAAAAATGGCATTCAACATTAATCCAAATGGCTGGTTAGGTCGCACTTTATTCGGTAAAAATTATTTTTACAAATCTCAATCAGTTCAACTTGGAAATAAGGGAGCTGTTTATATTGATACTGAAAAGCCTTATGAGTTATATCACTCAATACCTCAGTTAAAAACGATTATAGGTAAAAAGAAAGCCATGTTTGCGAATGTTGTGCCTATATTAAAAGATAGTGAGGGAGTTGCAATTGATGGCGCATTAGCGGAAGATTTTTATAAATTGATATATTCGCCAAACGTAATGCAATCGTTTAACGAGTTAATGGAAAACCAATTAGAGCAGTTTGATATTTATGGCAACCAATTTACATATAAAAACAAAGTAAGCAATTTATCAAAGTTTCCTGTTGCATTGTGGAACATAAGCCCCCGTTATATGTCGCCTGTAATGACTGGTAAAGTATTTGACCAAGTAGAAAAGTCAGGGATTATAAGTTCTTATGAATATTGCGAAAATTCTACTAAAAGAAATTATGATGTTAACGAAATTATGTACATGAGACATAATGACTTGGATAATCCAGTTATAGGTACAAGTCCGTTAAAATTCTTAAAACACCCATTGAGTAATATTGACGGAGCCTATAAGTTTAGAAATATTTTGATTAACGAAAAAGGTGCAATCGGTATTTTGAGCAACACAACAAAGGATAGTATGGGTGGAATGCCTTTAACAACTCCTGAACGTAAACAAATTGAAGAAGCGCACCGCAAAAACTACGGAATAAATGACGAACAAATGCGCCTAATAATTACTGACGCTTCAATGACATGGACGCCAATGTCATACCCTACAAAAGATATGATGTTATTTGAGGAAGTTTCGGAAGATACTTTAGTATTAATCGACCATTTTGGTATGAATGTAAACCTATTTGCAAGTAAAAACGCAACTTTCGAGAACGTAACCGCTTCAATAAAACAAGTGTATGCAGATACTATACAACCTTATGCTGATAAGTATTTCACTTCTTTAACCGCTTTCTTAGAAATAGAAAAGCTATTTGGCAAAGGTGCTTATATCGAGCCATCTTATGATCATTTAAAAGTATTGCAAGAAAATAAAAAAGAGGGTGCTGAGTTGTTTAAATTAAACGTTGATAGTGTAACTCAATTGGTAACAAGTGGAATAATCACACCTCAACAAGGTAATGTATTACTAAACAACATGGCTTCTTACGAAATACCTACTATTTAAGCTTGAAAAATATCTTTTAGCATTGAGCGTGCAAAAATTGCCAAACCACTTAAACAATCGGTTGCGTCATCGTTCTTATTTTTGCCATCAACCTTAAACGATAACACCTCATTTATAAACTCAGAATACATTTTACTCCTTTCGCTTGGTGCTTTAAAATAAAAGTTTTCCATGATAAAATCAGACTGCAAACGAATACGAGTAATTTTATTTGTTGTACTTGCTGCCTTATAAATTCCAGTATTTGGTACTAATTGCTGTAATTGATTAGCAAACATAGCACCCATGCTATTACTCTCAACTCTGCAATGTGTAACGTTGTGTTGTTTAAGTATTTCGGCGCATTTAGGTAGCGTATAATTAGTGTTTAATTGAGTGTAAATAACATCAACAATATAAATGTTTTTTCCTTTCGACTTACATACAGCCATAGCTAAGTAATCTGTACCCTCATCGGCAACATCGATATAAGCCATACAGCTATCAAATTCTTGATTTAAAACTTCTTCATTATATGTTTTAAGTACATTGAATAAGTCGCCTTGCAACGCTCCGTATTTACCTAAAAAATATACTTCATATCGGTATCGGTCGTAAACGCTTGCTGTTGGTGCTAATGCTTTTTTCTCAATGTCTAAGAAATATTGTTTTTGCGCTGGAGTTAAAAATACGTTATCAACCCATGTAGTCTGCAAAAAATTATTGTCGTTTATGTATTCATTTATCCAAAATTCATTTGTAGGGTTGAAATCAAAAAACACTTGCTTGCGTGTTCTAAGAAGCAACTGATCTATGATTTTTTTATCTACATCGTTACACTCGTTTACAAATAGGTAATCCCTCGCAGAACCTTTAGCGGAGTTCTCACTTTCAAACGAACGGAATAAAAAATTAGCGTTGTTTATCTTTGCGCTAAATGGGTTTTTTAGGTATTGAGCATCAGGGTATATCTCTAAAAATGTTTTAAACGCACCCTCTCTTAAGTGTGGAACTGTTGTTGAGGTTATTGTAATGTCGAACTCAACACCGTTTTTAGCAAGTAAAATAAACCATTGAAGTATAGCGTATGTTTTACCAGAACGTGAACCACCTTGTAAAATAACATAGCGTTCTTTAATTGTTTTTACAAAGTGTTTTCGGTATATCTTTTGAGGTAAAAACCTATCCATTGTTAAATGTTAGTTCTTCGTTTTCAATTTCAAAATATAAGTTTTGTAACTTATGCACAACATTTATCTGTTTTCTTATGTTCACTTGTTTAAATTCCAAACCAACACAAATAGCGAAGTCGGAAATATTAATCCATAAAGCACCCTTGCTAAACCAATTATCGTTATATTTTCTAAAGCCAAAACGTAACAACCATTCCTTTGTTAGTGGGATTGGTTTTACTTGTACTTGTCCAATATCTATACGGTGTATTTCTAAAGAACTTAATTCAACAAATCCACCACCATCTGAATATTCTACTAAATTATTTTTTCTTAATTCGTTTGCTTTCATAACTTATTTATTTTCTTCTAACTTCTTTTCCGCTTCCGCCATTATTGAAACGACATCTTCGACGCTCATTTTGTTTATCTTTTCGCCATCGGTGGTTACATCAGAATAAGTCATAGAAAGTTTTTTTCGTTCTTCGTCTGTACATATCAGTTTCATCAATGCCATTTGCAAGGCTGGAGCGTTTGATTTGTACCATTTAGAACGCATCGAAACTTTTAATTCTGTTCGGTTTAACTCTAATAAATCTTTTAGTTCGTTACTTTCGTTACTATCCAAAGGAAAATATTCATAATATGTTTTTTTAGCAATAGGCAAAAAAGCAACAATATCCTCAATAAAGAATAGCTTATGTTTTATAATAACTTCTTTTGCTTGTTGAAATATTTTCTTTTTATCGTACGCCATTTTCCAAAACTATCTCAAAAACATCTACTGGATTTCCACCAAAAAACTTATTATCGACTGTAGATATCTTAATTTCATTTATTTTTTTTCTAATTCTTTCAGCTTTTTTAGCATATCCCAATTGAAAAGTAACGTGTTGCCAATTTTTTGACGCCAATCTTTTTAACCAATATTCTGTCATTAATCTAAATTCAGATGTTTTTTTACCCGATTTTATTTCATTAAAATATTTTGCATTCAAAATTAAAAACAAATCTTTTTTCATAGCAAATATAGTGTTTTTTTTAATTAGCTCTACCAGATCCAGCAAAACCTTGATGAGTTGGTTTAATGTAATTTTGCAATGGAATTTCAATAGCGTTTCTAAAATCTTCGCCAGTAAAACAAGATGATTTAGCGAGAGATAAAACAGCATCAGGATTATTTGTTTTTACAATGATTGTATTTTCTTTACCCATTGCAGTTGTGTAAGTAACTTGATAAGCTTTGTTTCCGTTTTTTAAGTCTTTTGCTTTCATTTTTAATATGTTTTAATTATTATATCGTAAAGATAGGACTAATTAATTAACATACAAATTTATACGTTAAAAATAACCTTATTTAGGGAGGTTCTAAATAATAACCTTGATTTTACTGATATTCCCACGATGTAGTGATTCGGTTATGTGAGCTTGATTTACTGGTAGCTAAGTCACCTTTTTGTTTTGGTTTTCTACCAAAATTTGTGCACCTCCAGTTTTTAGCTATTTTCAAATAAAAAATCATCGCTGGATTTGACGTAGTAAAACAGAAACGATTCTTTTCTTCAGTTATTATTTTACCAAGCTCATCTAAAAATTTATGCGAAATTGATAAACCTTGATAATCTGGAAAAATTACTAATCGATGACCAGTTTTAATATTTTTTACTTTTGGGTGCGGAAAATGTAAAACAGAACAGAAAGCACAAATTTCATCGTTTATTGTCGCCACAAAAACTCTAGCAGCATTATTATGAGAATGATTTAGATAATGGTATTTACTAAACATTTTCCAGAAATGATTTTTTTCTGTTGTTTCGTAGATTTTAAATTTGAAAGTTGGTCTATTTTTTTTTTGCCCTTCAAATGATTGAAAGGTCATTGTGTCCGTATTAAAAACCCAATCGGGTAACAACCACTCCTCAACATCATAATGGCATGTTATGGCTATAAATTTTTTATTTGTTTTTCTAATTGCTTTTTGCATCGCAAATGAACCTACTTTAGCAACTTGTCTGTCTACAACGCTTGTAAACTCATCAAAAGCAAACATTTCACTATCGTTAAGTATTGCGTAAGCTAAATCAACTCTCATTTTTTCTCCATTACTTAAAACGGAATATGGTTTTAACCATGATGTTGGCGAAGAAAAACCAACAGAATTAAAAGTTTTTACAATTTCATCAACTGATTTATTTTCTGGCATATCATCCATTATTGTTTCAGCAGAATAATTAAAACCATTTATATAAATGTCTTTAAAAAGTTCTTTAGCAATAGTAGTTTTTCCAGAACCCGATTTACCAACAATTAAACCAACACTCCATTCTTTCGGTAAATCAATATGACCAGTAAATGTTTCGGTTATTTTTTCAGATTGTAAATCAAACTTTCCAATTACCGATGCAACTCTAAAAGTTTTCTTAGGATTTACTTCTTTTACAATGTTAAAATTCGACATTCGTATCCTTTTTTAATTAATTCATTATATAACTTTTCTTGCTCATTTTCATCTTTTAAAGATATTTCTATTTTAAAAGATTGATTTAATTCATTCGATAAGTCTTCATTTTCAGCATCATAAAAATTAGGAATATCCAAGCCCCAAGCTTCCAACTTTTCAGCATCCCATTCATTTGCTAACATATCAAAGTCCCACTCCCCACCCGAAACATTATCTTTAATTAAAAACTCACGTTGTTGCTCTTCGGTTAAGTTATCAGCTATAATTATAGGCACTTCTTTTAATCCAGCTTCTTTACAAGCCTTTAAACGCATATTGCCACCAAGCACAACCATATCAGAGTTAACAACGATAGGTCGAATATCCAACATTTGCGGAAAGTCTTTTATTGACTGAACTAATTTTTTAAATTTATCGTCTTTGATTAAACGAGGGTTGTTAGGGTTAACCTTTACATCGTTTATTTTTGCTTTTATAATTTTCATAACTTCAACTCTGTTAATGAAATACCAATTCTTGTCGTTCCGCCTGTAGAACGAAACCCATGTTGTACTTTTTTACCGTCACATTCTGCTTTAATATGAATGCTATCTGCACCAAACGCTTTTTGTTGAATGCTATACTGATAATGCTTTTCAGTTTGTCCGTAAGTAAATCGGTAGTTTACAGCGTTAATAGTTGTATCTATCCAGTTAAAGCCTAAGTCAATGTATTTTAGGTTAATAATGCCTTTCTCAGAATAACACGTAAGCGTAACTTGCTTAACTTGGTCTTCGGGCGTAACATCTTCGTTTTTAGTGCAAGCGAATAAAGTTATAAACGCAATTGCAATTAATAATTTTTTTCTCATAATGTACAAATTTAGTTATTTTTATTTAAAACATTTCTAATTGATTGTCTAAATATACTTGTTTATTCGTTCTAACTCGAATTAAATCGTTAAAAACATTATCACTAACTCTATGTCCGCAATCGAAAATATAAGTGTACCTATCTTTTTTAAGTAGCTTATATTCCTTTTGCGAGTTCGGGTATCTGTAATATTCGCCTATAAAGTGTTTTTGTTCGGTCATGGTTTAATATTTACATTTACACCATTCAGGCTTTTTATTTTGATATTCTTTTAAACTAATTGTAGTTACTGATAAATTATATTTTACAACTTCTTTGTAAAAATCTTTTTTATCCATTTTATGTTCAACTCCAACTCTAACAGCCATATTGCAAATATTGCAATTTGATATTGCTATTTTTACTAATTCATCTGGTATTTCCTTTTCCATAATATTTAATTTAAAATCCAATTTCCCATTTACCATTCTTTTTAACCAAACTCATACGCTGGCATAAATTAATCGACTTACTTTGCGTACTATCAACTTTTATCCAACACCTACCATAGTCAGCAACTATAAGTATAGATGTAGGTTGCTTAGCGTACACTTCGCCTGTTATTCTATGACCTTTGTAAGTGAATAGTATTAGGTAGATGTAGTAGTATAGTGTTAGCATTTAGTTATTAAAGTTAATTTATCTTTTCTCGACTTAAAAAACTCGTTTAGGCAAATCTTTTTAGCCATAATTTCGAGTTGAGGTGCTGAGTTATTTTCTATTTGCTCCAACACTCTTTTAAATTCATTGCGCTCAATATAGTTTTTAGCGTTGTCTTTTGAATATTTACCCTCAAGCAATACCTTTGCTTCACTCATATATTTTTCATGCGTTAAAACGCCGATTTTATTACTTTGAACTAAAAGCGTGTGTAATGCGTTGCCGATGTCCTCAAACCAGCCATTCTTACAAAACGTTTCAAAACTTTCTTTAAAAAACTTGTCATTCATTTCGGTAATTTCTTCGTCCGTTGGCTTAGTCTTTACAGCTAATTGTTTTTGATTGGCTTGTATTTTAGTGTCTTTCAAAGTATTTCTGTACTCCAAATATTTTTTAATAATCGAAGCCATAAACTCAGCACTAAACGTTTTGTTGTAAAGTGTTAAATCACATTCAAACTTCTTTTCAATAGCGCAAAACACAGCTAAACGTATTTCTTCATGGCTAATGTAATTCATGTGGTTAACAAAGAACTCCTGAATAACAGCCATTGTAAGCTCGCTAACTGCATTTGTAGCACTTAAACCAAGCGTTGCGTGCCAATACCTAACACACTCTTTTATTTTTTCAAGGGCTTCGTTTGCTTGTAAGTCTTTAATTTTTTTAGTGTATTTAGCTTCGATTATTTTAACCGACAAGTTAGATGTTGCGGATATGTTCGTCGAGAGACCAGTTTGATTTTCCATTATTTTCTTTTTTTAGTTTGTTAAATTCGTCCATTACCCAACCAATGATAGTATGATAATCGCTTTTGTATTTTTTACCAGTTGAACCTTTGTAGGAATTTAGTTTGGCAATACAAAAATTATACGCTTTGTCCCCATACTTCATTTTTATGCTTTCGATTTCAGAATTTGACAACTCGATAAATTCTAAAACTTTTATTTTTGTTTTAATATTATCTTTAGATAATACATTATCATTTACATTAACACTTACACTATCATTAACACTTACAGTTGAAACCGTTGAACGTTTTGAACGTTCGTTAACGTTCGTTGAATTTGTTGAACGTTTTTCTTTTTTAGCTTCAGCACTTGCTTTCCCAGCTTTTGACCATTGTTTTTTCTTGTTTTCGTATCTAACTAAATCCCTTTTTAAAGATTGTTTTATAGGTTCAAAAGTTAAATTTATTATCAAATCATCAGTTTCAGGATTTTCATCGTTAACGTATTCGAGTATATGTAAAAATAATTCTCCAGCCTTTTGCTGTGGCATTTTTCTAATCGTATGAATTAAATCAGAATATAAAACAAAAGATTTTTTATCTACTGCCATATGTAAAAAAAGTAACCCCCAATATTCCTAGCCCTACCACAGGCGTCGGAATAAAGAGGGTATGTAAATATTTTAATCATTAGTGGTAGTATTTATTGTAAAGTTAATTAAATTGATTTATTAAAACAAACTTTCTTGTTTAGATTTTCCAATATTACTAAATCTTTTTTCAGCTTCTTTTAAATTTAAAATAGCTTGTTTATAGTAGCTATCTTTTAACTCGATACCTATTGCTTTACGACCCATAGACACAGGACTAAACACCTCACTACCTACACCCATAAAAGGAGTTAAAACAACTTCGTTAGGGTTAGAATATAATTCTACAATCCTATCAATAACATCAAGTTGCAAAGGGTGCACATGCTTTTCGTCATCTTCTTCTTTACTATCTCTAAAAGGTAAAACATTATCTATTCTAATGTCGTCCCAAACACTAGACGCATAACGTTGCCAAATGTAATGATTAAGCTTTGTTATTTTATTATCTTCGTTAATATTGTTTAAGTGTTCCCACAACTCAACTTCATTTAAATCTGAATTATTTGCATTATTCCAAGCTCTTAATATGTTTGGTAAAATTGGAATTTCACCAGCATAGTGATTAATTCCGAAAGGGTGTGTTACTGGCGTTTGGTTTTCGCCTTTCTTAGTAAATATTAAAACGTAATCAGGCATAGCTGTAAAACATTTAGTACTATCTTCTACTATAAACTTGTGCATTAAAGATTGCACCATTGTACGCATACGAACTTTTAAAGGCTCTTTCCAAATAGTAATACGATTACGATATTCAAATCCGTATTTAGTATGTAGTCTTATAATTTCATTTGGGAAGTCCCAAAGACGACAAGTGTTATCAAATACATCTGTACAATGAACAGCAGTAATACGACCGCTTTTAGTTACTCTTGCAACTTCTTTAATAAGAAACTCGTACTGCAATAAAAATTGTTCTTTACTTTCACAATTACTCATATCCCTATGGTCGCTTGAATAATTATACAAACCACAAAAAGGGGGGGAATACACGGATAAATCAATTGATGAATCGGGTAGGATTTTTACCACATCTACACAATCAGCATTATAAATACTGTATTTGTCTGTAATTACTTGATCTTTAATCATTGTTTTTGTTTTTTATAAATTGTTTATTAATATTTTTTTTTGAATGCACCCATCTGTGGCAATCTTTACATAACAGAATTAAATTTGAAACTTCACATCTTAACTCTCTAACTTGAAAAGATACTAAATGATGGATATGAAAATTACCTATGTTTTTTTCTTCATTATGGTTTTTACCACACTTTTGGCAAATAGCGTTATCCCTTTTCCAAACCTGTTTTATAGCTTCACTCCATTCTTTTGAAGAATAAAAAGACTGTCTTTCTGGAGATAAACCACCTTTGTAATTAGGGTGATCTTTTGTTTCAACCGACTTTAGCCAGTGTTCGCCATTTCGCAAATATGGAACGTGACCATCTTTAATTCTTGCTTCTCTAATTTTATCTTTAGTTTCTGGTTTATGTTTTTTTCCTAACCAAAGATTAGAACCTTTTTTAAAACTTCCAGAAGAACTATCACCGCCACGGCTCCTTGTTGGTATTTCGTGTTTCTTTAACCAACTCCAAATAGTTTTTGGATCTTTTTTTAATTCTTTTGCAATATCATTACATGTTCTTTTTTTTGTAATGTATTCATTTACTAACCATTCTTTGATTTCCATTTGCACGTTTTTAATATATACCTACAAATGTAATTATAAAAACTTTGGTAAACAAATTTCTTTGTTAAATTCTTTTTGTTGATGTGTGTAAACTGCATTTACGTTTTTAGTTAAATTTTCGTGAAGTTCGATTGCTTTCTCTGTTTTTTGTTGCAAGGCTTCTAATACCCTTGTTTGTCCATCAGATATAACCATGTCAATAGTAACATCATTCTTTTGCCCAAACCTCCAAAATCTTCTAATGGCTTGGTAGTATTGTTCGTAAGACCACGTAGGAAAAAAAACAGAATGATTACAATGTTGCCAGTTCAAACCCATCGAAGTCATTTTAGCTTTAGTAATAAGTCTTTTAATTTCTCCATTAGCAAAAGCTAAAAGTATTTCTTCTTTTTTATCAATACTTTGGCTTCCAATAATCTCGACCGCTTCTTTATCTGAGTGTTTCAAAATACTGCTTTCGTTATTAGTATTACACCAATACACCGAAGTTTTACCCTGTGATAACTCAATAGCTTTCTCGCAACGCTTTTCTTCTGTTTGTTTTTGTTCATGTCTAATCTCATTAAAGTTTTTTGCAACAATATTAAAAAGTTGAATTTGTCCATCAACATCAACTACGCTATCATTTAAAACTACGTGCTTATTAATAATCAACTTAGGTAAGTTATAACGTTCGTTAGAAAAACCAATATCGCTCGGCATTTTAACCATAATAGACCATTGATTAACCCATGCGAAAAAGTCTTTTTCAGCGTGTGGTTTAAGATAAAACTTTTCGCCTATGTTTCTGTTATTGCTATCAACTGAGTTTTGATTGTTTTTAAAGAACTTTCCTAACATATCCATATAACCCATGTAACCAAGAGCTTCGCTGCTTGTTCCTAATTCTATAAAGTCGTTAGGACTTGGTGTTGCTGTGCTTAAAAAGCGATAAGGTATTTTTTTAACGAATGCAGTAACTTGACTTTTTATCTTACCATCAAAGTTTTTTAATATTGAACTCTCGTCTAAGATAACACCTACAAAGTCTTTGCTATCAAAATAATGTAAACGCTCATAATTACAAATAACTATTTTCTTTGTATGTGTTCCGTCTTTTGAATATTCGATGTCGTCAATTCCTAATTTGTTAGCTTCCAAAATAAATTGAAATGCAACCGCTAAAGGAGTTAATATCAACACTTTTTTGTTAGTGTGGTTAATAATGTTTTTAGCTATTGATAACTGGATTAAAGTTTTACCAAGTCCAGTATCAGCAAACACAGCCATACGTCCCTTATTAATTGCTTTTTCAATAATATGTTTTTGAAAGTCGAAAGCAATGTCAGGCAAATAATTTACATAAAACCCAAAGTTACCTAATAAGTGCTTTTTGTTTTTAATAAATTCTAGGTATTCCATAATTTATAAAATAAAGAACCCCCTACCAAATAAGCCAAACCGCCAAGTAAAAGCCTAAATAGTAGAGGGTATGTTTTAAATATTTTCATTTTGGCGATTTAATTAGGTACAAATATAACAAATAAATCAATTACTTGTTAATTTTATTAAACTTTTTTATCCAGTTAAAACGGTAAATTATTGTTTTTATAAATCGTTACTTTCACATCAATAGGCTCTGTTAATTGCTTTAAACGATTAATTGTTAGTTTAGTTCTAGCACAATTATAGCAAACTAATCCACCAACTAAATGTGGTTGTATTTCTTTTAATGAGTAAGAGCGTAGGTTTTTATTGTAAGGTAGCCTATAAAGTTTTTTATCTTTAAAACCATACGGAATACCTTTGTAAGTAAAACCAAACTTAAAATTAAATACTTCTGCTTCGCTCATTATTATTAAGTTTTACCACAATGGTTGCGCCAATACAATAGTTATAAGCAAGTGCTACGTTAGTGCTTCGTAATACAGATTGTTGCGATTAAATTCAACAACTGAACTATTTCCTTCGTAAAGTAACTTTGCTTTTTCTAACATATTTTTTTCATCTATTGAGTTTTTAATTGCCAATGCAAAATCAGTATTTGATTCACCTATCCATTGTGAATTTGTGGGTACACAACACATAACAGCTTCTTCATATTCTGAGATTATCATTCCAGTGTAAAATCCTTTCAATCCGTATTTCTTAACAAACTCATCAGCATTGCACCAAATACAAACACAATTTTTATCACGTAATAAATAAACCCACGTTGAATCAATCACAAATTTATTGAAACCAAGAAGCCCTTTTTCCGTTCCGTGACCTAACATCACAATTCTATCGTGTGCTTTTATTTGCTCTTTCAACACTTTTTTGGATGTGTTTGTATTTATAACAGTCCAATCTTTATCCTTGTATATTTCACACAAGAAATCAGTTGTTGAATCTTTCGGATGTATTACTAATGTTTTCATTTTAAATTTCGTTAATTAAACCGCACCAGCTTATAACAGCGTGTATATGCAAGTGGCGGTTTTGTGGTTTATTCAACATTTATTCTTTTAATTTACATTTGTGGTATAGTCAAGTTTTGTACATCTAATCGCCACCTGACATATACACACAAAACGTTAGCGGTAATTGCACCCCACCGCACCGTTAGAGTTCCTTATGAATTTGTAAATAATCCTCTAATTCGGTTAATGTATTTGCAGGTATATTAAAACCATCACTTTGCAAGTCGGGATTTTCTACCTTCATATTATCAAACATCCATCTCATAGTTTCTTGGGCGTTTTTTAATAAATTGAATTGCTTTGATATATCCCTCGCATTTTGGTTTTTAAAAAATGCGTATTCTAAACAAGTTCTTGAGCAATAATGGTGCATCCCATTGCTTTCAATAATATGGCGGTCTGTGCTATCATTTTTTATTTTGCCATTAATTATAATCCACCTAAATGGATGCTCTTTAATATCATTAACCTCGTAGGTATTTTCGCATTTTTTACCATCTTCAAAACGGTGTCCATCACATTTGTATATTAACATATTATTTTAGTTTTAAATTGTTTCTAATTCATTTGCTGTGCAACTAACCGCTAACAGCACCTAATGGCTATTTTCCTCCCCACTTGCAGACGCTCACAGCCATTAGCCACAAAACGTTAGTGGCAAGTGCTACGACTGTGTTCCAATTCAAGTTTATAGTCCTGAATAACGTGCTTTAAGTCGTTATACATTTTCAAAAATGTGAATGGATTGACTTCTGGAGTTCTATCCAACAACTCGTTATGCAATTCATTAATTTCTTTCAATTGAGTTGTAATTGCTTCAATCTCGTTTTGTTCTAATTTTCTATTTGACATTTTCCGTTAATTTACCGCACCAGCCACTAACAGCTGTTTGGTGCTATTATTTTGCCTATTAAATTCATCTAAGGCTTGAAATGTCTGCAAGGCAAAATAACAGACACCAAGCCACAAAACGTTAGCTTCAATTATTCCAAGAATGCAACTTCTCATCTTCATATTTAGCTTTACTAAT